TTTTTGGCTAAACCTGAAAACGGCTATAGTGCTGAATTACAACCATATACAGGATTAGCAATTTGGCCGAAATGGCTAAAAAACGCCTGTTTTTGGGGGTAAAAAATAGCCAAATGGTAAAGATCGGATAATTCTTTATAATAGACTTTATAGTGGTTTATGTATCATTTTTATTTAAGGGCTGCCTCATGTAAGGCAGCCTTTTCAATATAAATTCAGCCCATTCACAATAAAGAAAAATTGTTCTTTCCTTAATCAGTAATTTGGAGCCTTTGATTGAGAGTGTTGACATAAGTCTTAAAAAAAATTCTGGTTCTGTAAGATGCTCCAATAGCCAGAAATACCTGAACCCAATAGTATAAGATATAAAAATTATGATAAATCAGCTCTGAATATATTACTGCATAGTTACTAATCATGAAAGCTATGACAGCAAGTATAGCATACAAGTAAGCAGCTCTTAAGCATATTTGTTCTAATTTATCTTTCCAGTTTTTCATTAAAAGAATATATCCTTCCCAGGGTATGGACAATACGAGTATGATAACACTCCATCTCCAATCGAAAGGAATGATATTTGGTTTGAGCATTGAAAGAATAGGAATCAAACTACCAATTATGATGTGCAAAATCCAGTCGATAATGAATAAATTGTTTTTAGAATTTTTCATAACATCCCTAAATAATTAACGAACCAAGGTTAAATTGAATATTACCAATGTACGTGAATATACCAGCATACGAGATATGATGCAGAACAAGTCCCATTACCCAAGGCACCAAGTCCTACATGAAATGGATAGACCCAATCAAATGCTTGATCAGCCCAAAAGGCACCAATCACATGGTTACGTAATGGGATAGAATTTGAAGAATATCGACCGAAAGCAGTAATATAATCAGGTATTAAAATTGCTGAACTACGAGCAATACCAATCATCTGTGCCATTTTTTCTGCACATTCTTCAGTTGGATATGAGCAAGATGCCATATAGGCTAAATTGGCATTAAGGATCTCTAGTGCATCATCATAGCCCTTAGAATCGAAGTTATCACCAAATTCAGCAATGTATTCGTCCAGTTCTGCATATATTGGACCCAAAACGGGATCATCATAATCCCTGCCTCCTACTGCTCTATATATATCGGCCAAACTATCAGGATGTTCAATATAATACTTGCCATCATCCAAATTGAATGACGCATCATTGATTTCGTCAATTCTTTCAGCATATGCGTCAAGGTCCTGCTGATATTGTAAGTAGTTTGCCGCTATATCTAACATTGCTTCATTTCGTTTTTCTACTTCATCATCCGTAAAATATGTCTCGTTATTAGCTCTCTTGTTATCTACTATTTCCATGATACATTCGTTAGTTAACATTTCCGTGACTGCATATGTATGCAAGTCTTCAAAAATATTTATCATCTCTGGATCAACAGAATAATTAGCTTTTAGTCCATTGATGTTAGATACCACATTCTTGTTCTGACAGGAAAATAGGATCAAAACAACGAGACACGTGACAAGTAAGATGTTTTTTTTGAATAGTGCATTTTTCCTCCATTTTATTTGGTTGAAGCATATGTTGTGCACTTATTAACATATGCTACTTTCTATTCATACTTAGTTCTATGCTATGAATGCATAAGAGACCTTCTTAGAATTTATGTCAAGATTTATTTTCATTTGCATTCCCCCATTTTTTAATCCAGCCTGATTTTCATCTGCCATCTATCGCGGGTTTCTTGGATGTTTGGTCTTCGTCGGTACTGCACGATGAGCATTAAGCAAGTAGCAACAACATCGCAGATTCTATAGTAGCAGAACTCCATGACCTTGTATCTGTCGGACTTTTTGTAGATGATCAGTTTGGGAAAGCCAATAGCCAAAATGTGAATGTGGTCTTTGAGCTTGTATATGAAGTAAACTGCCAATGCCATAAAGCCATTTAGGTTTTTCATTCCCCGATATGTTTTCAGGCGCATACCCTCCCATTTCATGCTTTGTTTTACCTAACGATGTACCTCTTCCACAGCCCACCGCCGTCTGTATGTATCGATCGCTCTGGCAATGACTTCCTTCTCTGGCATGTGGGGATCGTCGAAATCACATAGCAGGTAAAAGTCCTTGCCTTTTCGAGAGCCATCGCGGTACTTGCGTACAACAACCAGGCTTATCTCCACGCTACTTGCTTTTTTGCTCGGATGATCATCCGTTCGCACGCCAATTCTGCGTGTAGCACAATGAAATTCCTCATTTTTCCGTAAACCGGGCAGCTTATACTTGAACTTCATCTTATCAACTTCTTCCTTGAAGTTCTTCTCTACTATACCCTCCTTGATGGCTCTAAGCCCCATGCCTCGAATGACGAAAGAAACTCCATTATCAACCATGAAACCGATCAATTTGCGGTCGTCATAGCCACGATCAAAAACATATGTGCCATTGTTACGAAAGGCTATTTGCTGATTCACAATCTTGTCTTGCAGGACTTGCTTGGCCGAATCCGGCTCAATACTTGGCGCAAAAAGTATACTACTGGCAGGCAATAAGCTATAGCCATCTTGTTTGGTAAGCAAGGCGAATATATTCATCAGCAAATAACCATTTGTCGACTTGGACTCACTGCCATTATGAACCTTTCCACACCCTTCCATGCTCTTCGCATATGGTTTGGCAATATCACTATCATCCACAATAAACAAAGTATCATCTGTTACCTGTGGGCGGATCAAGTCAGTCAGAAAATCCTCGATATCTTCAGCCAGGTTTGCTCTTCGTATGTTACAGTATAGGCGTTCACTGGTTTTCTTGGTACTGGTGTTATCCTGGATAAACTTAGCTATGTTATGAAGTGATGGCTCCCCTGTACCGCAGATCCCCATCAGCATATCTTTGAAGAAACTCCTAACCGGTTTATGATACCCTTGGCTAACTCTTTTGCTGAATTCTGATAATTTTGCTTGCACGAAACTGCGGGTTTGATTTTGTTGCTCGTTCATGGTGATGGTCTCCTTTTTTGCTTTTGATGATTCAAAGATTGAGCCACCGCCTTTTTTGTAAAGTACTTTCTTTCAATTGTTTAAACTACGTTTAGGCCTCCAAAATACTTATCCACAGGGGTAGATTTTGCGTTAGGCAAGCGATTTTGGTGACAATAACACAAAAGCTCGGCAAAACCCCATAAAAGTGCCAAAATCAAGCTCTAATGCCGGTTTAACGCAGGATTTTTCACTACAAAGTCTCACCCAAACCTGCAAATGAGTATCAACTGTCACAGTGGTCGTAAGGCTTTATGAACTGGGGAGATATATAGGACTGGCTTCGGAAATTGTCACAGTGCCTTTTGGACGTTTCTGGACGTTTCTGTATCACCAATACTGCAAATATGCGCTGTTTTTAGACTGGTTTCAGATCATCAGATTTTTGGGAGAGGTCATCAGATTTGGGGGACTCGCAACTGAAGTGCCAGGGGGCCGATCATGGTTAGCGAGTCAGTCTGATCTGAGTCTATAATAACAACCCGAAAGTCTTTATTGAGTGGTTGGAGGATCACTCCCTTGCGAGTCTCATCGTACTGTATCCTTTTCAGGGTAATGCCTCCCTCGAATCTGACCGCACAGATTTTACCATCCGTGTTCGACCAATCATACTGCTTTTTAATCAGCACAATGTCCTCATGGAGTATCTGTGGTTCCATACTGGCACCGTTAACTCTGAAGGCAATGTAGGAGTCCGTACCATAAGGAAGATACCGGGTTGGGACTTCGACAGAATCCGCTGGAACATAGTCGTCTCTCACATCAACTGGTTCTCCGGCGGAAATTTCCGCCACGATCGGGAACATTGAAGTGCGCACGTAAGTTCTATCAAAATCATTCACTAAGGTGGGTTTGCCATCGATGACCTGAACCTTCTTGGTGGTCGTGATGTCGGCTCCGAGTTCCCAGGGAGCTTGGATGAACATGCTACCTTCGGCTCTCAACAACCAGTTCACATTGATCCCGTTTTCGACTAGTTTCGCCAGGAACTCAGGGTCGGGATAACGGGTATTACCCTTGTATCTCGCCATAGAATTGGTAGAGATACCAAACTTTTTTTCAAATTCATAATTCTTCAAATGCAATGCTTTTACCAGCATTCCGAGCCTTGTTCCGATGTCTTCTGCCTTCATTTCTCCCCCTTTGGGGCATCTTTAGTCTTGACACTGCCCCTATAGGTATTATTGTGTATCTGTGAACAATGTAAATGCCCAGTCAGTTCACGTCAAGAACTAAATTTTATAGTGTGTTTCGGCGGCGGATTTTTCCGGCGGTCTCAGAAGTTTTTCAAGTAGTGCCGATTCTGGCAGAAAGGACTTCCCAAGTTATTGCAGGTCAGTTATGTAGAGACCAACAATAATATGAGGGAGGCGCTTATGAAAGCGACTACTTACGAGACCAGAGAACAGGTGGTGAAGACAGACCACTGTGACAATTACGGCACTGCGACAATTGTCACAGTGGTGCCAAATCAAACGACCCCTGCGACAATTAGAAAACCGGTAATTGTCACAGTGCTCTTAGCAACATCCAAAGATTATCCGAAGAGGCTGAAAATGAGCAGACGCAAGATCAAGGCGGTCTGGTTGACCGTCGAGCGAGTGGCAGAGTTGATGAACTGTTCCACCCGGACAGTATGGAGATACGTAACGAGCCATCAGATCAAAGTACATAAACAGCAGATTCAGTTAGGCAGCAGCAAGGTGATCAAGTCCTTTCTGCTGACCGAGACGGATATCCTGATGAAGGAGATGGCTGATTGTGAGCTTAAGGGTATAATACCCGGCAAGTTCATCGAGAAGGCTATCGAGGTGGATGGTAAGAACCTGAACAGTGCTTTGATCTATCAATATGCAGAAAATATATCAAAGGAGGGAGGCTACTATGGAGCCCTATGATTTTACAATAGAGGAATATGGAAAGTGGCTGGATGAGGAAGTTCCTAACCGGAAACGCATGCCCTTACTCTGCGACATGCATATCCACAAGGGCAGGAAGCCTAAGAATATTGCTTCAGCATTCCAGACCAGTGCAGTAGAATCCGAAACCACAAATAATGAAGGACTGCCTGCGGTTATTCCAAGGATAGAACAACAAGCCGACTTCAAACTGGATGATCGAATTGATGATCTGCCTGAAGAGCTGCCGGACAATCTACCGGCTCTCTATAATCGGGAAGGTTACATCGACTTCAGTCCCCGGGAGTGCCTACCACTTAAGTATGATGCGGAAGCCAGGCTTCTCGGTCACTTCTGCACTCTGGTCATACGTAGACTGCAAGACTGTGAGTCCAAGGTTGAAGAGTGGAAGCAGATTGTGATTGATTACAATAACGGCAGTCTGTCTTCTGAGTTGTATCGGATGCGGGGAGAACGCAAAGAACGTGCCCTACGCACCTGGATCGACCTCTATATCCAGACTGAACGGGACATGTATGCTCTGCTGCATGGGAATAAGAATACCACTCGCCAGCGTAAGATAAACGAACTGGAAGGCAAGATACTCCTCAGCATCCTGCTGCATCCTAATAGAATCACCATCGGAAGTGCTATTACTATGCTCAAGGCTCAAGCCCGGATGGGACAGTATGATTCGCCATCCAGTAAACCGACTCTCAGACGCTGGTGTGAAGACTGGCGAAACGATAACCTGGCAATCTGGGAGCAGAACCGAAAAGGCAGCAAATTCGTGGCGGAGCATATCATCAAGACCATCCATAGAGACAGTAGACTGCTCAAGGTCGGTCAGGTCTGGGTGGCAGATGGTCATACTCTCGCCTTTGATATCCTCAATCCCAAGACCGGGAAAGCCCAACGCATGACCATGATCATGGTGATGGACTGGGCGAGCCGCTATCCAGTGGGAGCTTCACTCGCATTTACTGAAGACAGCCACCATATCCAGGTAGCATTCCGTAACGGCTTCCTCAACTGGGGTGCCTTACCGCAGTGCGTATATCTCGATAATGGCAAAGCCTTCCGGTCAAAGCTGTTCCATGAAGAGTGGGATCACCACGATCTGGAGCTTGAACTGGGTGGCATCTTCCCTAAGATGGGCATCGAAGCCCACTTCGCAGAAAGCTATAATGCCAAAGCCAAGATCATCGAGCGGTTCTTCAAGACCTTCCAGGAGCAGTTCGAACGGTTCATCTCCTCCTTCAGGGGAGCCAGCATCGCCGATAAACCTGCCACTCTGATGCGCAACGAGAAGTGGATCAAGAAGATGTATCAGGGTGAACCGCCTACTATCGAAGAGACGATGCGGATGATCGGATACTATGTTCGCTACATTTATGGTGATAACCCGCATGGCGGTCTGGGTGGTAAGACTCCCTGGCAGGTATTCAGTTCCGCAGAACTGCCCGAAGGTCGCATTGTTCAACCGGATAAACTGAACTTCATGATGCTGGCAACCGAACGCAAATCAGTCCGCAACGACGGCATCGTCTTCAATAAGCTGCTATACTGGCATCCCGAACTGATCAAGCATATAGGTAAGCCGGTAGTGTTCAGATACGACTATGCTGATGCCAGATGGATACTGGTCTATGATACCAGAGACAAGTTCATCTGCCAGGCAGAACTGAGAAGATCGCAACATCCCTTCGTACATCTCGATATAGACAATCCCGTCTCCCATAAAGAGCTAAATACCGAATACAAGTATATCAAGAAACTGCAACGCATGACTGAACAACAGTCCAAGCTGTTCGTAAAGAAAAACCAAGAGTCGGTAGACCGGGTACTCAAACCACTGATGGAAGCCCGGCAAGCCAATCCCACCTTCATCCAGCCCCCGATGATCGAAGCTTCCAAACCAGGACCCGAGGAGGAGATCGCCAGGCTGGAAGAGATCGTAACCAGTCAGATGGTTCAAGTAACCGCTGAGCCGGATATCAAACCAAGTCCGACAGTCACTAACCTACCTACCATAGACAAGGATCAGCCCGATCCTTTCGCAGATGAGAGCTTCACCGAGATGTTGAAAACCATCGGTATCAAATAAAGGAGGAACCAGTGAAACAAGGCAAGCTCATACCCATCAACAATGTCCAGAAAGCCGACCGCTGTATCGACTTTCTCCTCAATCGTCCCCGTCTGGAAATGGTGGGACTGGGAATGCTGTATGGCAGACCCGGACTCGGCAAGACCACTTATGCCAGACGCATTGCTTATACCCGTGGCTATGTCTATCTGAGATTGGAAGCCACGACCACACCCAAGACCTTCGCCAAAGAACTGCTGCAGAACCTGTATATCAGTTTCGGCATGGGAGACTATCTCCCGGCAGGCACGACCAACAACCTCTACAAGCAGTGCATCCAACTGCTCTATGACCACGAGGATACGGTAATCATCATCGATGAGATCGACTATGCCTTCCGCTATCCTCAGCTACTCGGAGCAATCCGGGACCTGGTTGATGAGACTCTCGCAGTTGTAGTGCTGGTGGGTATGCAGAATGCCAAGGACAGGCTCAACCAGATCAATGAATACTACTTCGACCGCTGCAACTACTTCTATGAGTTCCAGCCCGTAAGTCTTGAGGATGTCACTCAGATCGCCCGGGAAGTAATGAGCGTGGAATGCCCCGACTCGATGGTTAACTACATCCATCACAACTCGGCAGGCAACTTACGCAAAGCCATGAAGATCATGCATATGCTGGAGTGCAAGTATAAGATCAATCCCATCCAGGCTATGAACGACATCCTGGCACAGGGGGCATTATGAACAACCAAGACCTAATCCTCCGCTTCGTTAGCTCATACCATTCCTTCTACAGCATTGATACTGTTATGGAGTGCACCGGGCTAGAATACAAAGAAGTGGCTTTCTATATGAAGACCTTGGTTAACATCGATGTAATCCGCAGGATATCTAAGAAGGAGCATATCTATGTAACCAAGAAGAGCTATAGTGCTGATAAGGTTCGCACCATTCACAGCAAGAACTGGGTATTCAACCTGAAGGATTGCCAAGATATTACCTCCTTACTGGGTCATACCAGAGTGAAGAGCATCAGAGAATTAGCGGTAATGCTCGAACGCAGCCGCCAGTGGGTCTATCTGTACCTGGAAGCTCTGATCTCGGTGGATGCCATCGGGATCAGTAAGACTGGCTATTACACCAAGAACATGGCCAACATCTTCAAAGTTGGCTCGGTGATCAAGAAGGGCATCATCAGCGAGCAAAGAAACGCCTGCGGCATCAAACCCAAGAAACGGATATCCAAGCTGACAGCTAAACGGATAATTAACTAAACAAGGAGTGGCATTCTATGACACAGGAACAGCGAGAACGAAAACTCCGTCAACAAATCAATGCCATCAGGGTCAAGAAGTTTCACTGGCCCCTGGATGGCTTCAAGTTCATCATCTGCGGTCTGGGCTATGGAGAATCACTGACCGCCCTTACTGAGCCCAGGTTGCTTGAGTTAAAAAGCCTGATGCTCCGCTACCGCAGTCATGGAAGACCTCAGGCCTTTACTTTCGATAAACAAGGCAAGTTCATGTTCGCACTGATGAAACAGGCAACTTGGACTGATTCCGACCTACGAGCATTCATGCTCAAACACTATCATAAAAGCCACTGGAACCTGCTATCCAAAGACGAACGCAGAGCCGTAATTGCCATGCTGCAGAACTACATCAAGAAAGCTTTAGTCAAAGAAGACGAAAACAACTCAACTGAGAATAGAAACATGAATAAAAAGCACAAGGAGACATCTAATGGACACCCCCAAGACTAAGAAGACCGCCGACCGCACCAAGACTGACGCAAACGGACAGAGCATCCCCATCTCGATTATCAGACCGGAAATCATCAAGCAGGATGCCGTCGTGACCAAGACCATCGAAAGAGCCAAGAAACTGCAGGAACGCATCATCAGAGATAAAGCTAAGCTCTTTGAGGAAGTTGAGCTATACCTGGAAGAGGTAGCCGAGAAGAACGGGCTTCAATGGAAGGGCAATGCCATCCTCAACAGCTTTGATGGAGAGAACCGGGTGGAGATCAGGTTCAAAGAACGCATCCAGTTCGGGATCGAACTCCAACTCGCCAAGCAGAAGATCGATGAATGCCTGAAAGAGTGGTCAGCCGACTCCAATGCCAACCTCAGAGCCATCATCAGCGAAGCCTTCCAAGTCGATAAGAAAGGCGAGATCGCCAAGTACCGCATCCTGCGCCTGCGTAGATACAATATCAAAGACCCTACTTGGAAGGAAGCTATGGAACTGATTGACCAGGCTATCCAAGTCGTTTCCACCAAGCAGTATATCACCTTCTATGAGAAAGATGAGTCCGGACAACAGCGTCAGATCGTGCTCAACTTCAGCACCCTGTAGATAAGAATGATTGGTATCCTAATGCAAGTGGATTTGAACTAAATACGGGAGAATGAATAATGACACCCATGAATACCAATACCGCAGAGGAGATAAAACCGATGAGCGTCTTCAATGATGAACGCAACTACCGCACGGATGAGATAGCTGATATCCTCCGGGTCGACCGTTCCAGTGTTTACCGCTGGATACGGGACATCGAGAACCCTCTGCCTGCCTTCCGCACCAAAGAGAATGGTCAACTGCGCTGCAAGGGCAAAGACCTGAATGCCTATCTGGACAGACACAAGGTCAGACCTGAGTATGAGTAATGCCATAGAGTTCCGCATCAAGCGGGACAACTGCAAAGAAGCCTATCTGAATGGTAAGACCGACCCACTCGAGCTGGCGGTGATCTTCGGTGTGTCCGACATCACCGTCCGCAAGTGGATCAAGTCCGGAAAGTGGGATGAGCTATTCAAGGAAGAGCGCAAGCTTGACCATGAGATCAGCTTAGCCCGCAAGAAAGCACTCATCCAGGCACTTCGTGAATATGCCAAGAATCCTGCAGACACTGCCCTACAAAGCCTTGTCTCACTCATCAAGCAGAACCAAAAAGATAGTGAGCCTGCCAAGGAACTGAACGACTATATCGTACGCTTCCTGGATCAGGTTACCGACTTTATGATCGAGAAAGGGCATGAGACTATGTTAAAGCAGTTCCAGGGCATAGTCATTGACCTTGCTGAGTACTTAAGAGTTAGAAATGGATAGTTATACAGCCACGGACATGGTTGCCTCCAAACCAGACATGCCTACCCTCCAACCCGACCAAGCGGAGCCGTCGCCTCCGGCTCCGCACTTTCATGAATACCCTCCGAAACCCCGGGGTCCCCGACTCCCGGCTTGCCGGGGGTTGGGGTAATACCCGGTTATGTCTAAGAAGTTCATTCAGCGACATAACAAGGCATTGGCGGAGATCGCTTCAAAAACGATCTCCGTCTTGCCTTTTATATACGATAATCCTGAAGCCAAGACTGAGAGGATAAGACGAACCACAGCCGAGGGTTGGGATGCCTTCTCGTTCTTCTGTCATACCTATTTCCCGCATATCTTCCCACTACCATTTTGCCCAGCACATGAGACTATGTTCGATGTGACTGATAAGGGCTCAGGCATCATCGGAATCACAGGTTTTCGTGGGCTGGGCAAAACGGTACTAATGGGAGTGGTCTATCCCATCTGGAGGATAATCCGAGGTGAACGCTACGTGATCCATACTGCTGCTGACGTAGATCTGGCACAGGAGCGCACAGCGTTTACTTTACATGAACTGCAGAACAATAAGCGACTCACTATGGACTATCCTGAGCTGCAGCCGGTTGATGCCTTTGATCTGGACTTCTATCTCAAGAATAAAGCCAGGATCAGAGCCAGAAGTATCAAGCAGTCCCATAGAGGTACTATCAATCCCAAGACTGCCAAGCGGCCCGGACTGATCGTATGCGATGATATCGACAAAGAAGAGAACATGGGCAACCAGTCCATCGGCAAGAGACGCATGGAGAAGATCACCCAAGAGCTTGCCGGAGCTCTCTCACCGGAGGGCAATGGCAAGATCGTCTGGCTCGGTAACCTGGTACATCCCAATTACTCCATCTGCCAGTTTCAGGAGCTCATATTAGGCGAAATGCGAGCAGATAATCCAGAATTAGACGTTACTTACCAGATTGTATTAAAGACGCACCAAAAGGCGATATTGCGCTTCTCTCTTGAAGATATGCAGGGCAAGTCCATCTGGGAGGAGCAATACCCTACTGCCACTCTGCCAAACCTGCGAGCCAAGTTTGGGCATACCGGTTATCAGAGGGAGATGCTCGGACAGTCGGTAATCGAAGGTAACATCTTCAAGAACCACTGGTTCACCAAGTATAGAACACTACCTGAACCATCCCAGATGAAGCGTGTCTGGCTCTATGCCGATCCTGCTTGGGGAGAGAAGGGCTGCTATAAAGCTGTTATCTCTATTGGCTATGATGGTAACAGATTCTACGTGCTTCATGTCTGGATACGTCAGACTGAGAATACCAAGTTCTTCAGATACTATTATGATGCCTATCAGGAGTTAGATAGAATCTACCGAGTCAAAGCCAGAGCTGCCTGTGAAACCACCTACGGACAAGCTCGCATCCTTGCTGACTTCGACAGGTGGGCTACTGATAACCATCTGCCACCGATATCTCACAGAATCAAGCGGATCGATAACAAGGACAACAAGAACCTGCGTATAGAACGCACTGAAACCATCATCGAAACTGCCAAGATTCTGTTTCCGGAGGGACAGGACACACCAACTCTCATAAGTCAGTTCCTCACCTATCCTGATGGCTATATCGATGGCTGTGATGCCTTGGCTGGATGTCTGGAGCGTTTCTCTGAATATGATATAGGCAGGAACAGAGTGAAAGTCCGGAGATTCTCCTTCTAATGAACTACTATGATCAGCTAATGCTGGAGTACTACCGGGTCCTGAATAATTCTTGGAAAACTGAGATCAGAGATGCAACCCGGCTTGCCATCCAGATGCTAAGTGACATGCCGAGAGCCGAGAAGATCAACAAGGACTCCATAGATAAGCTTATGGGCATCATTAATACCCAGTTGGGAGATGACTTCGCAGCACTGGTCAATGAGCCCACCAAAGCGTTAATAGACCGCTGTGTGCGGTTTGGACTCAAGGACACCCAAGTACAAGCTCCAACCAAGACCAGCATCGGGCTCTGGGGCATTGAAGACCAGCATCTCTCATCCACCATTCAGAAGCAGCAGTTGTTCTGGATCGGGAATCACTTTGAAGCTGATGTCAGGCAGAACTTCGCAGACACCCTCTCCAAGGCAATAGAGCAGGGCTATACCAAGGAGATGCTTGCCGATACCCTCAAAGACCAGTTCAATGATCTCGCCAACCGCTCATCACACTACTGGCAAGGACTGGCAGAGCATACAGCCCTGAGAATACGAGAGTTCGGAAGGTTACAGGGTTACAAGAAAGCCAAAGCCAGATATTACAAGCTCGTAGTGATCCTGGATGATCGCACTAGTGACATATGCCGGGCATTGGCTGCCCAAGATAGGGTCTATCCGCTAAACGATGCAATCGAAGTAATGGACAATCTCATGGCTCTGAATACGAAATCAAACAGCCTGGATGATGCCCGGGATTACATCAAAGCTCTGGCACCTTGGATCAAAGACGATCAGATCGAATATGACTCGGAGATGAACCCGGTAGGTGTCTCCGGAGCGCATACTCCGTTTCCGCCGTTTCATTGGAAGTGCAGGACGACAAGCTCTATTCTGTAAAAGAAATTGAGCCCGATTTATCAGATCGGGCTCAATATGGCAATGTGATCCCTATTTCATTAGCATTATCTTCCTGGTTGGTATGGCTCCGGATGCTTGCATTTTCACGAAGTATATTCCAGAGCTTACGTCACGCTGGTGCTTGTCTTTGCCATCCCACACTACTTTGTGGAATCCACGTAGCATTTCAGAATCGCATAGATCTTTTACCTTTTGGCCTTTCACGTTGTAAATGCCAACCTTAACCAAGCCATCCTTAGGTATGCTGAACGCGATCGTCGTGCTGGGATTGAAGGGATTTGGGTAGTTTGAACTGATGAGGGCTTTATTGGGAATCGGAATCATATCTTCTTCAGTTCCATTCAGCAATTCATCAAGCAGATCCCAGTGCTCCTGGTGTTTTGCTTTGAACACATTCCTATCGGGATAGATGTATTGAGTGTATTTGGTGCTGATGGGCTTCTTATTTTCGCTCATGGCAGCCAATTGCAGCACAATCTCCAGATTCATCACAGCGTGGAGAGAATCAACGGGACTTTCTGCATTAAGGATTCTCAGCTCAAGCAAGTCAATAGCTGTTTGAAAGGCTTCGGCTTGCAGACAGTTTTTAATCAGATAATCCTGCAAGTACTTGGTAAGAATGGGATTATCAGTATCGTATTGAGCAATCTTGGCCAATAAGTAGGATTCTGTTCCGGTGAGTGTAACGCCAGCTTGATCAGCAGTACGGTAATAGGCATCAAGGGCGTCATACAACAATTCAGCTTCGCTGATCTCATTCTCATTCAGAATCGTTTTATACGTATCATTGGCGGTCAGGTAATTCCCGGCTAGTTCCGCACTCATAGCCTGAGCCATCCTTTCGTTATTTTCCAAGTAAACGTTTGGCGAAGGATCGTAATAATTGCAGTAGGCGTAATCTGAAGGTGTGCCAGGACTGCTTATTTTTGCAACACTGTCCTCAAACCAATTGTAACTGGCATTAATGGGACTTTTAAATAGACCACCAACGTCCCAGTTTGCATCGAAATGAAAATCCAAACTTAGATTGAAGGGACCAGGATTCTTATGGTAGAAATCATTATGGCCTCCATACAGCTGGACTCGGGCTGTGTACGAAGACGTATCTTGGAACTTCAGATTTTCATATTCTGCCTGATACAGGTTTTTAGCTGCATTTCCCATATTCAATATCGAGCCGGCATGATTCAGGATTCCTGTATCTGTGTAGAATTTGTTATAGGCAACCCGTTGGTTTGAACCTCTGCTTTCAATCCCAATATCTCCCAAACTGAAGGTAGAATCGAAGATTCCTCCAGATTGGGCAGTTGATAGCTCTGTGCGGATACCAATATCGCAACTTGTAAAATCGCATTCCACAACCTTGGGAGAGGTCACTTCAAAATACGCCCCCAAGTCATTCTTAAAGAAAGTACAGTTTCGGATTAAAGGCGAATACTGAAGTCCTATAAAATGCATCCCAGTGCTGTTCTTGTTGAAGTGGCAGTATCGAATGGTGTCTCCCAAGGCTGGGTTTGATCCATTCGCTAATCCTAACCACAGATCTTCGAATACTACACCATGTAAGAATAGGTTGGCATAGGGATTATCATAGTACAATCCAATATTATCTGTCCCTGCGCCATAAAAACCCTTGTTGTCGGTTGACGCGGTAATTCTGATACTTTGGCCTGGTAGTTTGTTTGCAATCGATAATCCAACTCCATTTGTTGGAACATTGAATAGGCAATCGGCAAGCAGCACTTGGGAACCTAGCACCTCATTATAGTCAGCCCCAGAGATTGTAGTATTAGTCATAGTCACTATCCCGGCATTTGATATCCGCATTCCTTGCCAAGTTTCACCATCATCTGTTTTCTTAAGGATAGTGTTGGTAGCTGTGATACCAGAATCATCCACCAGCAAAATAGAATTATCACCCCAATTACAGGTAGCATTGTTGAATACAATAGCGCTTCCGTCTTCCACAATGATCGACACACTATCTGCTATCTCCACAGTACCACTGATATTCAGAGTAGAGCCACCTTTGACCAATATACTGGAATGAGCGAAGATCTTAGTTTCGGTTCCAGGATGAATGGTAACAACTGCACCTTGATCAATGGTGATCGAACCAGATAGATAAGCGATACTTTTCACATCTGCATCGCCGGTAACGCTTGCTGGCAAACTGGAGCACATTTGAAGAAGTTTCCCATCTCCCGCACCCAGGCAAACATTGATATCCTGATCACCAGAAATATAAATATGTTCATCTGCAGAATCATAGAGGGCTGGGAATGTGCCATAAGTAGCATAAGAGTCTGGATTCAAGCCAAATAAAAGAGTCTGGGCATCGAAAGCTGGATAGCAGCTACTATATTGGGCAACTGGCACATATCTTGGGCTGTCATAGGTAGTTGATTGGAAGTAATTTGCTCTTCTATTCACTACCATAAATGATGGATTTCCTAAGCTATCCAGATAGTAGCCACATTGTACATAACCTTGGTAGTTTGTATCATTGCCAACATAATCCACTATAATATCAGCCAAGTGCATATTTGCAAGGAAGCTTGCGCCCTCATTCCAAGTCAGCCCGATTACGTTAGAGCCATTCCACACTAATCTTGATGACAGATCATCAGTTCCTTTTATCAGTTCGGCATATTTCAGCACTTTTTGATTGGCTTCTTTAATGGCATTATAGGTGGAGTTATGGATTACCGGAGCTCCATAGGAGGCACGGGATTCACCATCTTCGCCAAACCGTATGGAATCATCTGTTGGATTCACTAGTTTAGTTACATCAGTTACAAATTTTGAGGAATACAATGCTGCATAGTCTCCTCTCCGCACGACATTCCCGTTGTTTGAATATGTTTGATATCCGAATAGACGGTAATTGAATATCCCATCGGGATCAAAGCACAGTGGCAAATATTGTAGCATTTTTTGCATTTCCGGTGGGGGGAGAATCCAGGATGACCATTCGTCTTTATTCCAATAACCAAAGGCCTGAACTACAGGGTAAAACTTTCTATCTGGATGACCACTTACATATTCCTTAGCTGCCTGATAAACTTCTACTACCTTATTGTCGATAATCTTTTGCAATCCATTTTCGCTGTTCCAATCCACGTATTCATTTTCTGGACGTAAAGGGTATATATCAGGCATGGTAATCTTGGGTTGGGCAACAGTTCTAAACGCATCAATATGATTATAATACTTGGAATTTGGCTCAGTTGTCCCATATAGACGAAACTTGTTATACTGCCAATCATAGGAGGCCGTCATACAATCTAAAGAATATGGAACCTCATCCTGAATCATTTTGTATGCTTTCCATTGCCCCTGCCTGGGCTCATCCAAAGTGTATAATCCCGAAACTACATCTGTATATCCTGACGGTAAAATGGATGATATTCCTGTTGTAAGACCACCTTGATATACTGGATGGAGAACGATATTACCGCTTCCGTCAACTTCTTTCATATCGTGAAACAATTGGTCTTCGAACTCAATGTAGTCCAATTTCAAATCGCAGTTTGCATACCAATACAATCTGGGATTCAAGTTCACAAGAGTTCTTATGGAACTGCCATCCACCATTAGATTGTGGCTGAGTAAGTCGCTGTACTTAATTTTAATGGTATGAGTCACATTACCATCTGAGCTGCCAGAGTTGTTGAAATCTCCCAAACGGTAATAGGTGGTTATTGCATTGGGAGGATTGCCCTCGTGAGTAAGATACTCTGGCGCGGAAGCATGTCCTCCATCCAAATATGGATATCCACAAGGCATAAACGCTAAAAGGGGCGTACTCTCATAAAGTCCTGTATCTATGTTCGAGATGTGAAACGCGTATGTGATATAAACATAATTTGATGTATCTGGTGAATCCAGTTTTTTTATGTAGAATTCCTTCCCGATCCTGATAGAATCAATAGGCACTGTATTCGTATTCCAACGATATTTCAAGTCTGTATAAGCAAAACCCCCACCAGGGTAGCTTGCTTTTGAACAGAGCCAGAATCGGTTATCTGGTATAAACAATTGCCCAACTCTTTCCTGGGTATCACTATTGGAACGATACCAATACTGGCTTTCCAGATTATCTCCAAACGCAACAGAACTCCCATCCTTGTATTCTGCTTCAAATCTTTGGTAACTGCCGGTGGATAAGCCATAAGATGAGTAGGCTTCATTAGACCTTTTATCCATCACGATAGCTTTTATACCCTTGTCAGATAGCTTCTCATAGAGATCATCATAGCTACTATAAGCTGCTGAGCCTGGGGAAAAGATCTCAATAATATTGGTATTGTAGCCCAAATCCT